GAGATCCTGCTGAAGTGGAATTTGGAAATGGAGTATCTACATCCCTACCCGCGTGAGGTGAAAGAATGGCTCAGAAGGAATTCTCTTGGGAGCGAATAGATGAACTCCTGCGACTCGAAGAACTCACAGCAGAGGAACTACAAGTGATCACAGCCCAGGAAGCGATGATACGCATGCAGAAGAACGCAGATCTGCTGGCGAGGGTGAATAACCTGCTACTGGAAGCAACGAATGAACTAGGAAAGTGGAGAGTCATCGTCGAAAAGCTCAAGCACACGAAGAACACACTGATAGAACAGAACAGGGCACTGAAGGAGATCCTGAAAGCCGAGCGCTGGTAGGTATAACGGTGTATAACATCGCAAAAAAGAGGTGTAACTATGTTCAACCCACAGTGTAAGGTTTGTGTTTCTGAACATCGGGGCGAGATCGAGGAAAGATACCAAGTTGGTATGAGTGCACGTGCAATTTCTAAATGGTTGGCTGAGACGTACGACGAACATATAAGTCACAGAAGCATTTCCAACCACATGGCAAAGCACTTCAATGTGCAAGAGCAAGTCCGGGAAGAGTACATCAAACGCAAGAGCGATAATCCTGAAGAGCGCATGAAAAAGTTTGTCGAGGAAGAACTCGACGAGATAGCAGAGCTCGACTCGATTATCAGAGAGAGTCGAGAGCTTCGCAAACTTGCTTTTGAGCGAATCAAGGAAGCCACAAGAGCGCGTTCGGTGGAGGTCTGGGGTGCCGCGTGGAGCAGTGCATCACGTGAAGCGGTCAGAGCAATGAAGATGAAGATGGAAAAACTTGGCACGACAGCAAAGAACGAACTCGTGAACCTCCTAAAGGAGATGTGGGAGGATGAGAACGTGGAAGAATGATCCTGTTTTGTTTGCTGAGAGGTTCTTCGGCTGGAAAGCGCACGACGCACAAAAGCAAATACTTCGTGCGAAAGGACAAGTTATCACGATAGCAGCCGGGCGACGATTTGGAAAATCAGAAGCAATGGCGATAGATGCTTTGTTTTATGCATTTAAACATCCGCAGACAATCCAATTTATTATTGCACCTACTTATGATCAATCGACTGTTATTTTCGAAACGATTCTAAAATTTTTGTCTAAGTCACCTTGGCAAGGCTTGATTGAAAAAGTAAAATATTCGCCATATCCAACTTTAAAGTTTTTGCATAATTCTGAGATACACGCAAGATCAGCCGATAAGTATCACAACCTTAGAGGGCGAAAGGCTCACAGAGTTATCTTGGATGAAGCGGCTTTTATAAAAGACGAAGCGGTATACGAAGTTATAGAACCCATGCTTGCGGATTACAACGGTCAGATGATAAAGATCTCGACACCGTATGGAAAGAATCACTTCTGGGAGACGTGGGTGAAAGGCAGAGAAGGGGTGCCTGGTTATGTTTCGTTTCAGTTCCCTTCAACGGCAAATCCATATATATCACATGAATTTCTCGAAGCAAAGAAAAAAGAATATGGCGAAACGTCTTTGAGATGGCGGATCGAATACATGGCAGAGTTTGTAGAAGATCAAGATCTTGTGTTCCCCTGGCGCGTCATAGAAAATGCGATAGAGGATTATGATATCCCGCAAGAGCCGTTAAAAACCAAGAAATACTTTATGGGTGTGGATGTTGCTAAATACGAAGATTGGACTGTGATTATTGTACTTGATAATTCAGGCAAGTTAGTTTATTTTGAGCGTTTCAATCGCAAACCATGGAGTTATATTGTCGAGCGGGTGGCAACCGCGCAAAGACACTATAACGCAGCTGGCTATATAGATGCAACGGGTGTAGGAGACCCTATTTGGGAAGCCTTGAAACAAGAAGGGGCTTATCTTGAACCATTCAAATTTACTGCCCAAACAAAACAGGCTCTTATTGACAATCTTAGAGGCCGGCTTGAAGAAGGAACAATCAAATTTCCGCGAATACCTGAACTTATAGATGAACTGCGCTTCTTTGAGTACGAGATGAGACCGACCGGGAGCATAAGGCTTGAAGCAAGATACGGATACCACGACGACTGCGTAATGGCTTTAGCACTTGCTGTGTGGGGACTAAGCAAACCGCGCAGAGCGTTCTCGACTCGCCTCGACATTCTCTAAGGGGTGATGCATGTGACGAAAAGCTATGCAGAGCTGTTCGAGCTGTTCTACGGTGACTACACGGAAAGATACTGCAGGGAGCATCATCTGTTTGTGGATTACGACACTTCGGGCAATGTCAAAAACATCACACGTTCGCTTGTGGACTATGCCTACGAGATCATCATGACGGACTACGCACTTGTCTTCGGCAAGCGCTTTGAAATCAAAGCAGAGAACGAAAGCGCTCAGGACACACTCGAGAAGATCCTCGAAACAAACAATGCAGACGGACTCTTCAGACTTTTTGTCGTGCAGGGCCTCATCTTGGGAGACACAGCGCTGAAGCTGGGGCGCGACGATGCGGGCAACATCCGAATGGGGCTTGTGAATCTACTTCAGGGACGACTCAATTACCGCATGGAGTACGGGCAAGTAGTCGAATGGGTCTACGAGTACGAGCAAAAACACAACGAAGGCTTTGTGAACGTGAAGGAGATCTACAGGCGTGACAGGGTGCAAGTTTATCGTGACGACAAGCTCATCCTCGATGTGCCAAACCGCCACGGTGAGTTTTGGCTCATCCACGTTGCGAACATGCCAAGCCTGAAGGATCCCGTCTGGGGCGAAAGCGAGCTCGAGCGGATCGGCGACACAATCGACGAGATGAACAGCACGCTGTCGAGGATCTCTGCTATCGAGGACATCTATGCAAAGCCGCGGATTATCGCATCGGGCATCCACGACGTCTCTAACCTCAAACAGGAGCACAACGTCTGGGCAATCCCCGAGGGCGCAGAATTCAAGATCCTCGAGTATCAAGGGGACGTGATCCCCTCGATGCTCCGCAAGTACGAAATGCTTGAAAACTACCTGCGCAACAAATGTCCAGAGTTGATTCTGAACGATCTTGGAAACATCTCCGGCTATGCGCTCCGCCTCAAACTCTCAAAGCTGATCCGAAAGATCGAAAACTATCGCTCCGTGTACTTCGCGGGGATCAAAAAGGCCTGCAGACTCGCGCTGAGGATGGCAGGATTCGATACAGACGTGGAGATACACACAGACCCCGTTGCGCCCGCAGATGAAATGGCAGACCTGAACAAGCTCATCACGTTGTTGTCGATGAACATCATCTCGAAGCGAACAGTCGCCGAAGCGCTAGGCTACGACTTCGAGAAGGAGCAAGAGCGTATCGAGGAAGAAAACGCTTGGTTTTTTGGGGATGAGCGCAAATGGACAGACTGATCAGGCTCGAGAAAGCACTAGTGAATAAGGGACTTCGGCTGACAAATCAGTTTCTGCGAAAACTTGCTGGTCTTCTTGTGACACAGGAGATCGGCACAAAAACGTTTGAATGGCTAAGAGCACACATACAAGCACAGATCGGTGAGTACGTTACAACGTTCCAGCAACAGCTCGAGCCTGAGCTACTTGACCTGTTTGTGTGGGCAGTCAAAGAGGCACATAGTGATCTTCGGATCACTTTTCGCGGTATACCCCTCGATACGCTTGGCTGGTTCCACGAGAACTTCCTTGCGCTGGAAAACACAGTCATGCGCAATTACGCAGGAGATCTGATGCGCAAGATCGAAAACACCCTGCTTCCTGCACTTATCACCGGAACACCTGCAGACGAGGTGATGAAGATCCTGCTCAAAGAGATCAAACCGACAGCGAATCAGCGAATCCCCGTGATGGTGCGTGACCAACTGGGCCATGCGATGCAACAAGGAATCTGGCGGACATACGAGCGCTTCCAGGATATCGTAGAAGGCTACAGGTGGGTAGGCCCATCAGACCGGAGGACGACAAAGTGGTGCAGAAACAGGAAAGAGATCACACGTGAGCAACCCTGGACGCCCGAGGAGGTGCAGAGATACATCGCAACAAACCCGCAGAAATTGAAAGGGAAAGAGATCCGTGCACGCCATGGTACGTTTCTGCATCCTCACATCCAGTGCAGACATCGACTGCTTGCAATTCCGAAGAGAGTATACGCATTTGTGAGGGAGGGATGAGGATGCCCGAGGTGATGAAGAATGACAAAGCCTGGAACCCACCACCCGCAGGATCAAAAGAACGAGAAGAATGGCCAGCACATGCATTTCTCGACCCTGAGAACAAGCGCTATCCCTACAAGAAGTACGTCGACGGCGAGTGGAAAGTCTCCTGCGCAGGGCTTCTTGCGGCATACAGAAGAGCGATCATGAGCAAAGAGCAGAGCATTGCCGCAAAAGCAAGAGCTCTCGCAGAAAGGTACAAATGCCCGTGGGCAACAAAGTAAAGGAGGGATTTAGATGGCAGAGGAAAAGAGGACTGACTCTCCCGAACTCGAACAAGAGGTCGTGGAGAGCAGGACTCAGGAAGCGCAAGAGGAAGTTGTCTACGACGATCAGGATCCCATCGAGGTTCTTCGGGCAACAGCGATTCAGCTGGGGCTCGATCCCGAGGAAGTTGCGATCATGAGTAAGAAGGAGCTTCAGTCTGTCATCGACAGAAGAGTCACTGAAGCGATTCAGACGCGGGAGAAAAAGCTCAGAAAGCAAGCAGAGATAGAGAAACTGAAAGAGAAGGGGGAGTGGGAACAACTCATTAAGCAAGAACGCGCTGAAGCTCTCGAGGATCTCAAACGCACATACATGCAAGCAAAAGGACTCCCGGAAGAGTTCGCAGACCTGATAGACGTCACGCCCCTGCTCGACAAAAGCCTTTCTGAGGCGAAAGAAACTCTCACAGAAGCGGTCGAAAGAGTCGCTTCAAAACTGAACGAACTCATCGAGCAGAAAGTCAACGAGCGCCTCGCCTCACTCGAAAAGGGAACGTTCAGAACAACCGAAACTCCCCTTGAAGAGCTTCCAACGACACGCGAAGAACTCCTTGCTCTACCTTACGAGAAGCAAGTTGAGATCTTCACAAAGTATCCAGACATCTGGAGAAGGCTGGTAGGAGGGTGATGTAGATGGCAGTAACGGTGAAATCTAACCTTGTAGTGCCCGAAGTGTTTGCAAACATTGTCGAGGGAGAATTTCTCACAAAAGCCAAGCTCCTCAAGTTTGCGAAAGTCTACAACGACCTTCAGGGGAAACCGGGCGATACAATTCACTTTCCAAAATGGGGAACGTTGTCTGAAGCGACCGACCTGACCGAAGCGCAAGCAATGACGACTGAAGTGCTCTCTGCATCCGATACAACCGCAACAGTCAAGGAGATTGGAAAAGCGGTTGAGATCTCCGACACTGCGATCCTGACAGCAATAGGAGATCCCATTGCCGAAGCCGCAAGACAGCTTGCGACGGTCCTTGCCCTCAAGGTCGACACCGATATCAAAGCCGAGCTCGAAAGCGCCACAAACGTCGTAGATCACTCTGCGGACGGCGTGCTCAGATACGAGTACATCGTCGAGGCTCTTGCAAAATTCGGCGAAAACTACGACGACGTTGTAGCCCTCGTGGTGCACTCAAAACAGGCAAGTGACTTGTTGAAGGACTCCAACTTCATCAACGCTTCCGCATTCGGACAACCCGTGATGGTTGCAGGCTATCAGGCGATTGGAAAGATCGCTGGAATACCAGTCGTGATCAGCGACAGAGTCTCTGTTGTGAGTGGAACACCTAACACCTACGTGGCTCTGCTTCTCAGGAGGGAGCCCGTTGCGGTTGCATACAAGAGAGAACTCAAGATCGAGCAGGACAGGGACATTCTCAAGAGGACAACCGTCATCGCAGCAACAATGCACTACGCAGTGAAACTGCTCGACGCAAACAGAGTTGTCAAGATCATTACGCAGTAAGCGGGGGATGTGCCCCCGCTTTTTGTGAGGTGAAAGTGTGGGGATTGGACTGCTAAGGCGCTATCACGAAGGCGGTGAGACAAATGACGAACATCGAGTACCTGCGCATGAAGATACCAGACAAAAACAGCGAACTGTTCACGGATCCGGAACTGGCAGAGATCCTCAAAGACAACAGCGAAGTGAGGGTGCTAAAAGCAGAAAGACTCGACGCAGAAGGAAAGCTGTGGAAGATTCCGTTCAAAAGGGTGGATGAGACCTACAAGGAGCGAGTCTTTGTCAACGGGCAAGAAGTGACAGATTTCACCTTCGACAAGGAAACAGGCACACTGACCTTCCCGAGTGCCGTTATAGGCATCGTCGAGGTGCAGGCAAAAATCATCTATTGGAACGACGTGCTCGCAGACTGCTACGAAATGATCGCGGGCGACTACAAAAAGCTATCTTCATTCAACCTCGCAAACGCTTCGCAGAGCATGGATGACATAAAGGCGCATCTTCGCATGCTTGTGCGACACTACAGAGGCGTAAAAGGGGCGGAACTGTGATGGAGATCACACTTATAATCGACAAAGACAGCTTGAAGAAAGTACAGGCCCTCGTATCAGACAAACGCTTCAGGGAAGCGCTACTCAAAACCCTCATGGCTGCAGGAATGGACTTGGAAGCAAGAATTGTAGAGAACATCACCGAGCGTGCTTCGAACACAGGAGCACTTGCACAGTCATGGAAGGTCGAACCCCGAGACTACGACGAGGTTGTGGTCTTTTCAAACTTGCAATACGCTCCCTTCGTTGAGTACGGTACACGCCCGCATAGAGCACCGATCGAGCCTCTACGCAAATGGGCACACCTGAAGCTGAACAAATCAGGCAAAGAGCTCGAACGGACAACGTGGGCAATCTGGCAAAAAATAGCACGAAAAGGAACAGAAGGCAAGCGATATCTACGGGACGCACTCGAAAACTTCAACCTGAACAGCTACGTGAAGGAGCTCCTAAAGGAGTGGGAGAATGCTCGCTAAACTGAGGGACTTTGCAAATCAGCTGACCTTTTTCGATTCGGTTGGTTTTTTCGACGACTCCGTACTCCAGAAGCCGAACACAGCGACGCTCTTTCTTGAGCGGATCCAGTACACACCGCTGACGTTTTCGAGAGTGCGAGCAACAGGACGGCTCAGCATCATCTTCCGTGTAGATGGCAATGGCGACACAGTGCTCGAGACAGCAGAAGGCAAACTCTCCCAGATCTCACAGGTGCTAAGCGACAACTTCGAGACCTTTATGCTGTCAGATGTGCAGTTCGCATACGTGAACAATCTCAAGGCACTTTTCTGCTACCTCGCAATTGAAGTCGAGGAGGGATGAGAATGGCCTACACAGGTGCAAAAAGCTCCATACTCCTTGGAATAGAAAGCACATTCGGAAGTGCGGCAATGCTCGAGTACAGAATCCCCTTCACGAGCGAAAGCATAAACTTCCGCGCACACACACAGACATCCGAGGCTCTGCTGGGAGTAAGAGGAATCAAAGCGCTCGCTCCAGGAAAGTTGGGTGTTGAAGGCACAGTTGAGGCGGAAGTCTATCCATACTCCACGCCTGTTCTGTTCTTCCTTGCGCTCGGGAAAGCAACACTCGAGACAGATCACACGAAAATCGTTCCAATCTCACTCAGCGAAGATCTTCCGAGCGCAACAATACAAGTCGATCACGCAGGGCAAAAGTTTCATTATGTCGGCGTCAAGGTAAATCAGCTGACTTTCTCAGGCTCCGTGGGAGCAATCCCCAAAATCTCCATCGACGTGGTCGGAAAAGACGAAATCGAAGGCGGTGCAGTTGAAGGAACAATCACAGAGCCGGGCGATGAACCCTACTACTTCCGCGAACTGAAGCTGTACACAGACAACTTCACAACCACCACAGATCTGTACTCCTCCATCGAGCTCACAATCAACAACAATCTCGACACCGACGACTACAGGCTTGACGGCACAGGAAAAAGGAAGACGCTTGAGCCTCAGCAACTTGAGATCACGGGGCGTCTTGACATCATTTTCGATGCATCTGTGATTTCCGGAGAATACGCAAAGTTCAAGAGCTTCCAAGATGCCGCACTCGGAATAGAGCTTGCAAAGACAACAGGCGAGAAACTGCAGATCTACCTTCCGAGAATCAGGTTCAGCGAGATCAACCACGACATCGGCGGAGCAGAGAAGATCGTCATGAGCGCATCCTTCACAGCACTGGTTCCTGCATCAGGCGATATCATCGAAGTCAGAGACTATGTCAACACAACAGGTTCATACTGATGTGAGGTGAGACGATGGGACTTTTTGCGAGAACTGACACCGTGAAGCTATATATCAAGGATAAGCACATAGTCGAGGAAGAAACAGACACGTGGGTTGAAGTACCCGTAGAGCTTTCCGCATACGAAAGAGAACTCGCTTTGAGAGTCTTTCAGAACAGCAAAATCGAGATCTCCGAGGACAGAAGAGCGATTGTGGATTTGTCGACGCTCGAGGCAATCCCCTACGAGTTTCTTGCCCGCGTAATCAAAAATTGGAGCGAAGCAGTGCCCGTGACAGTGGAGAATCTGCGCAAAGTCGAAGCCGTCACACTTCTTAATATCTGGAACAAGCTGAGGGAGATGTATGAGATTGGTTGAAGTCGGGGGCGGTTGGGTAGTACTCCGCCCCCTCACTGTTCGTGGATATCAGCTATTTCGAGAAGGCGAAAGACTTCTCTGTCTTGCACTACACATCCACGAATGGAGTGAGAACGTACCTATCACACTCAGCAACGTTCGACGATTGCGAAACGATGTTGTTGACACGCTGATGAAAGAACTCCTCGCAACAGTAGAACCTGTTTTCTCGATGGACAAAGACCTGCTCAGGCGCTACGTTTCGATGTTTCTCCGAAACGTTCGAGCACCTCAGGACAAGACGTACAAACTCCTCTCCGAGAAATACTTCTGGCATGCACAGATGATGCTCGACCACAAAGGAAACATCGTGCAACTTCCCGAGTGCGGGGGCTGGCTCGATCAACCCCTTGATTGGGCGATCATCCTCGAGCTCTACAGGGTCGAATACGTGAAACTTCTTGCTTCACAAAACAAAGGAGTGAGAGCATGAACACAGCGACGCTCTCTGTCATTCTGAAGGCAGTAGACAATCTCTCTCCAACCTTACAAAAAGCAGAGGGGAGACTTGCGACGTTCGATGCGAAGGTAAAGAAGTTTTCCCAGGGACTCAGCACTGCAATAAAAGGCGTCACGGCGACAATGAGCGCATTAACAACACTCATCACTTCCGCGACGTATTTCGGGGCAAAGTTTGAAAAAACTTTCCAGAACGCGCTGACAATGTTCGACGCCTCGCAGGAGCAAATTGACAATCTCAAAAGATCTCTCACAAGGCTTGCGCAAGAGTACGGTGTTTCCTTTGAACGGCTCAACAACGCTCTCTATACCCTCGGTTCTGCAGGGATAGATGCAACTCACGCAATAGATGTGCTTGAAAAAACACTCAAGGCTTCTGCCGCTGGTGCTACAGACGTCCAGCTTGCCTTCGAGGGTGCGATCGGAATTATCAATGCGTACGGCATGAGCATCGAGGATCTCAACACGGTGTACGCAATGCAGTTCGAGGCGGTCAAAAAAGGTCTGCTCACATACGAGGAGCTTGCACGCGACTTTGGAACAATCATTCCCGCGGCAAGAAACCTCGGTGTCTCGCTGAGAGAAGCAATGGCGGGCTATGTGGCACTAACCACCGCAGGTATTCGCTCTGCGGAAGCGGCAAACGCCGTAGAAGGAGCCTTTCAAGATATCATGCAGCAGGCGGACAAATTCGAAAAGCTCGGCATAACGATCTACGACGCAAACGGGCAGTTCATAGGACTCACAAACGTCGTGGAACAGCTCTACGAGAAGATGAAGGGACTTTCTGACGCAGAAAAGAGAGCATTTCTGGAACAGCTATCGCTCTCTGAGACAGGCACAAGAGCAATCCTAACGTGGGTAAACAACCTCGAAAAGTACAGAGATGTGCTCGAAGGCATCCAAGGAAGCACAGAAGCACTGAATGATGCTTTTGCAAAGCAGACAGGCAGTATCTCGTTTTTGCTTGCAAAACTAAAGTCAGGCTTTGAAACTCTCAGCCTTGCACTATTCGAAGCGATACGTCCCGAGCTTGTCAAATTTCTCACTTTCGCGATTGGAAAAATGTCTGATCTTGCAAACTGGATCAAAGCAAACGCGTCGGTTCTGGGTCCGATGATCTGGAGCTTGCTAAAATTCGGTGGTCTTCTCCTTGGCGTGCTCATCCCTCTAAAATTCTTCGCCGAAACGATTCGAGCGGTAGCGCATCCGGCGGTTCTGATTCTACTTGGTATAGCAGGTGCAATCGCGGGCATCTGGAAGCTCCAAAACAAAGGCAAGGGCTTTGTGGACTTCCTACTGTGGCTCGGGCAAGTAGCAGAGTCTGTGTGGAAAACATTTCAGAAGTGGGGAGAAGAAATCGCACAGCTGATGGAAGCAAGGAACGCGCAGAGTTTCTGGGAACGCCTCGTGGTCTTTCTCGAGTGGTTCTTCGCAAAAGCAGGAACGGGCGCAGCAAATTTTCTCGACTGGCTCGGCAACAAACTGCTGGCCTTCCTCGGATGGCTATGGGAGCAATTCAAAAAGGGAATGGAACAAGGCTGGGAGTGGCTCAAGGAGCTGTTCGCGTGGGTTGGGCAGTTGCTGTTTGAAACGATCGTGGTACCCATCGTCGACGCACTGCAACAGATCTTCAAGAAAAGCGTCGACTGGATGAAGGACGTAGGAAGCGGGATCCTGAGCGGACTCAAAGGCGCAGGAAAAGGCCTTGCGACCTTCGGGGGCTGGCTCATCGGAAAAGATTGGCTCTGGGGTAAACAGGAAGGTGGATACACAGGCGATGGCCCCGTCGATCAGATCGCTGGTTTTGTACACGCAGGCGAATACGTCATTCCCGCGTGGATGGTGAAGAAATTCCCTACACTCGTGGCGGTGCTTGAGCGCATCAGAAGACGTGGGTATCAAGCAGGAGGTGCCGTTGGTGCCGGCGTTGGAACAGTACACACAGTTGCACTGGATCTTTCTCCTTTTGCCACGATCGTAGGCAAGATACAAGAGCAAACAAGACAAGCACAAGCAGAAGCGAAGAAGTGGTGGGAAGAGTTCCTGAATACTGCAAAAGACACGTGGACACGCTTCAAAGATTGGTACTCGAACTCATTCATTGCAGAAATTCTCAGCGAAACAGAATCGATCAAATCCGCAGTGGATAGCTTTCTCATAAGTCTTCTCGGGGATCTATATCAGCTTCCAGGGGGCACGATCCTTGCACAATTCGTGCAAACGCTCTGGGATCTCATAAGCGGTCTCGAAAGCGTGCAAAAACTTCTCAACCCCATCGGAACAATCCTCGAAGCGATGATGAAAGTAGTAAGTCCCATCATCGACAGCGCACTGATGCCGTTTGTAGAACTGCTCACAATCCTCGGTCAGACGATAGGCACACTTCTTGTGCCCTTGCTCGAGCCCTTCAACGCACTCCTGCAGGCACTTGCACAGATTTTCCTGTGGCTCTACAACACAATTCTGAGACCTATCGCAAAAGGCCTCTACATCGTGTTCAGCATTGTAGCGGACGCATTCAACGTACTATACAACGTTGTCTCGGACATTGTAAGGGGCCTCACGTTCGGGATCATCAACCTCGGTCGCAGAACAGTGAAGGGGCTTGATCGGATTCTCAAGGAAGCAGAGGAAAAATTCCCCGAAGCACAGTTTGGAAGCACTGCGGAAAGCTACACGCAAGAGTATGTAGCAAACGTCACACGTACAGGCCCTGAGACGGTGTATAACATCATAAACCTGTACGCAAACGAAAGTTTTATCATGGATCACAAGCAGAAATTCTATGACTTCCTTGCTGAAGCAATACAGGAACTCATCGACACAGGACAAATAAAATTTGCATAAGGGGGGGCGTAAGCCCCTGTTTTTTTTTAAGTTTAAAGGAGGGATAAGAATGGTTCAAAGCACAACAAAACCAAGCGAAATTCAAATAATTTCAACTACTGATGACGTTAAAAAGAATAAAGTATTAGTCAAATACGCATTCAACTATAACATAACAGAAAAACAGATTGAAGAAACATTTATTGATGAAAACGAGAATACAACAACACAGCTTGTTACAGTTTATGAATATTACCAATATATTTCAGAAGCAGAATTTGACTTACTTCTAAAGCCGTTTATTCCAGAGTTACTGAAACAAATGTACAAGCAGCTCGAACCAATTATTCAGGAACGATTGGATTTGGCAAGTACAGAAACACCGAAGGAAATTACGCTTGAGGGGTGATAATTGATGGCTTTAGTTAAAACAAATTATGGATTGATATACAACGATGACGGTTCTCTCTGTGTGACGATAAGGAAGGACGACGTCCCCTTCCCCGGCGTCACGTCCTTTGCGCTGGAGGAGGGGACGACGAATTTGTTTACGAATCCAACATTTCAGAATGGTGAAAGTGGGTTTGATTATATTTGGGGTTGGTCTTCTCGTACAATCAAAGATGGTGGACCTTTAGGAAGGTATATTGAGCTCGTTGATTCAAACCCGGAAGCTGGTAATTACTATGGGCACACATTTAATGTAACACCAGGACAAACATATACGTTTTCTGTTTATATCAATGTATTAGAGTGCCAAGGTGGGGAAGTTGTTTTATATTACCATTGCCTTGATGCAAATGGTAATGTTATATCAGGAGCAACAAGCTTTGGAATAGGTGAAGAAGTGCCAAGCAATTTTATTGGTCAAGGTTGGAGAAGATACAAAATTACAGTTACAGCACCTGCGAATGCAGCAAAAGTAAGAGCTTTTGTGTACTCTTATATACGAGCAACCAGCCGAATACAAGTCACAGGTTTTCAATTTGAAGAAAAACCCTTCGCAACCTCGTTCGTGGATGGGATGAGGGCGGATGGACAACTGCGAATTGAAAATGTTCTCCGGAATCGTGATTCATGGGTAGTATCGTTCTGGTATAAACACCCTGGAGATTTTTCAGTCACCAGAATGCTATTTGGTTCACCAGAAAACGATATAGTTGATCCCAACGAATTTTCTGTATTTGTAACTTCAACTGGGACAATCAAAATACTCAATAGAGTGAATAACACAACAATCTTTTCAATCGAATCGAGCGCCAGCATTCCTGCGAACGAGTGGATATTTCTAACGTTTATCTATACTGGTAGTGAGATCCGTGCATACATGAACAGAAATCAGATATTGTCAGGAACCGCAACAATTAACTGGAATTTTACGGCCGGAGATCCTTCTAAGCTCTGGATTGGATCTGTACGAACAGGTAATTTAAGTCGAACAGGCGGACTGTTTGCAAACCTTCTCATTGCCCGCTACGACCCCGCCATCTGGACGGACGAGTACATCAAAACGCTGTATCAAGCAAGAAGGCCATTTGCAGTACCGCCGAAGTTACCGATTGTGTGAGGTGAGAGCATGATACAGCCTCTGAGCCTTGACACAAATTACAAGGTGTATTGGCGACATCCTACACGCTACAAGAAGATTCTCTTCTACGCAAAAATAGACGGGCAGAACTGGTACGATCTCAGCGATTATGTTCTCAAAGTGCGCATCAGCAACCGCATCGAACTCCTCGAGTCTCCTGCAATTGACACAGCAACGGTCACAGTGCGTAACGTGAACAACATGTTCACACCGACGCAGTACAACGATACTTTTGACCCCGTAAATGGCAAGCTAAACGGCACTCCTGAGCAGGGCTATTTGAACAAATTGTGGGAAGTCCGTCTATACATACTCACAACAAGGTGGGGTGACGGAATTGAACTTCCTGCAGGCGTAATTGAGTACTGGAGAGAGACGCTTTTGGGAGCACTAAACGACACAGTCCCTGACGGCTACACAGCTTTCGCAGAAGACGAACACACAATTGTTATTCCCCTTTTTGCGGGCTGGAAACCTGCAAACGCAATCACAGAAAGGCACAAGGAAGCGGACATCGAGCTGAAAGACCTGCTCTGGGTTGCATCGCAGAAGAAACCTGCAAATCCCCTGCTCTACGTGAACTACACGCCTGATCAGATCATCCAGGACATCCTTGTGAACAGACTCGGTCTCGATGCTTCGTATCTGGATCTTCAGACTCTCACAACTCCATGGGAAGTCTTCATCGCAGACAACAACAAGACGTGGTGGCAGATTCTACAGGAGATCACGCAGGCAACAGGAGGAAAACTCACCTGCTCACCTGACGGCAAAATCGTTTTCCGCACACGCATCGAGAACTACACCGAGCCTGCAACAGCAGTCACAATCACTGCAGACGACATAAAGAACTATTCCATCGACACAAAAAGGCAGTACAACCAGATCCGCATTGAGTCGAAGGGGTACGAAATAGGAAGCTCAGCAGAGTATGTCATCGACCACGAGCTTCAAGGAGACGCTTCTGTTGTCAAAGCAGGGCAGACAGCAACGTTCGAGCTCGAATACAACTGCGAGTACGTGAAAGATCCTGCAAGCAACGTGCTTCTCACCTACTACCTTGGCGACACGGCAGTAGCAGTAGACAGATCCTTCACAGCAGGACAGAGCGCCGGAAACATTCGAGTCGATAAAATCTCAGCCTATCCAGATAAACTCACGTTGAAGATCACAAACCTTGCAACAAGCGTGGACTACACGATCAAGCACGTGAAGTTCTCTGCTATCCCAATCAGGCTCAAAAGCGAACTCAAACTCACAAAACCGAACCAAACCAGCGAGCCCGACTCAGAACTTTCCTTGACATCCTATTACTCAACTGAAGCGATGCTCTCAAACGTTGCAGACGCACTCTACAGCGAGACAAAGAAGAACATCAAGTTCTCTTTGCAAATGAACGAGTTCTACCCAGATGTGTTCGCAGGAAACCTTGTAGAACTCCAGCTTCCCCCAAAGGGCATCGCTTCAGGAAAATTCCTTGTGTACTCAGTCGAGCACAGCCTTGAAGCACAGAGATTTCAGACGACGCTCAGCATCGTCGAGTGGAGCGATGTTGTGTTCAGCATAAGCGACAAGGAGATCACGCAGGCAACACCTGAAGACGCAGTTCTTCCTGAATACTCCGAGGTTGCGAGTCACCTTCAGACGCTCGACAACAGCGTGCAAGATCTTACAGCGCAGGTACAAGAAATCGACAACCGCACAAGCTACATCGACGGTTCCGCCCCAGCAACCCCCACAGGACTATCCCTTGCGACGCTAACTGAGGATGGAAGAAGCTACATCACAGCATCCTGGAACGCAAACACAGAACCCGACCTGCTCGGCTACGAGCTTGCTTGGAGCTACGACGGGGCAAATTGGAACTACATCACAACAGCAGACACCCTTGTTCGCTTCGAGGTCGCAGGAAACAAAACAGTCTATGTAAGGGTGAGAGCGTACGACGCGGAAGGCAAAAAGTCGGGCTGGACGTCTGCAAGCATTGTATCAGCAAAGGACGAAATTCCTCCTTCAACTCCTACGGGACTTACAGCGGTTGGACTTTTCGAGAAAGTCATGTTGCGCTGGAACGAAAACACAGAAGAGGACTTTGACGTCTACGAACTTCAGGTTGCAACAGACAGCAACTTCACAGAAAACGTGCAGACAATTACATTGAAGGCAACCTCTTTCACTTTTGCGGGAGAGGTGAACACAACCTACTACTTTAGAGTCCGCGCAAAAGACACAAGCGGAAACGCAAGCAACTGGAGTAGCACAGTCTCAGCAAGCACAGTGAATCTGAATGATCCCAATTACTACGACTACGCAGCAATCAAGACAGCGATCATCCAGGGCAGTTACATCGACAGTGCGTGGATTTCTGAACTCGACGCCGGGAAGATCACAACAGGCTACCTCGATGCAGATAGAATCGCAGCAGGATCTATCACAATTGACAAGCTCACAGTCACCCCCTCTTTCGGTGTCCCAACAGGCACAATCGCATACTGGACGAACTCGTTAGTGGACGAGATTGGGCAGATAACACCTGACGGGTACACAGAAATCAACCTTGCTCCTTCAATTGCTCTCACACCCGACAATGCACCAGAGGGAAGTGTTGTGGCAGATCTGCTAGCTGGAAACAAAATCTTCGCAGGAAAAAGCATTCAGGTGGGAAACAAAGTCTTCATCGAAAACACTTCTGCAGACAAGGGTGTTATAAGAATCAACTCGGGAGGAACGGACATTGTCAAGATTGGTGAAGGTGTCCTTTCAGATGGTGGAGACGGAATACGAGTGAAGAACGGGAGGATTGAAATTGTCTCTGCAACATCAAAACGCTTACTTGATTCGAATGGAATACGTCAGATGTACGTTATACCTATTATCGATCAAATTGATTCGTCACATCCTCTGACTATACCTCTGCATCTTCCTGCGAGTACGACATCATCGGGAACAACATCAGCAACTGCACGAATCATCGCGAAAGTAGAAAAATTCCGTGCTACAACATCAGGTGTGACATCTTACAGCGGTGCAACGGTTACTACAACAACGAGTGGAGGTTCTCACTCTCACGCCGCCTCTACGTATTCTGGAGGATATCATAAACATTCAGGTGCTGCATCTGTGGTTGACGGTCATACACATTCAGTTTCAGGTTCCACAACAGGTCCTGCAGGTGCTCACACTCATAATATCAGTATAGCCCCCGCAATAAGCCATACACATGACGTGGGAGTCTCCAGTTACAACACTTCTCATTCGCATAGTGTATCAATCCCCGGCCACTCACATTCATTAAGATACGGCATCTATGAAAGCACAGCCACAGCGACTGTGACAGTCAAACTCAATGACAATTCACTGGGAAGTGTTTCTACAGGCAACACTCTTGATTTAGCAAATATTTCCATCGCCGATGGCGATACAATCACGTTCTCTTCATCCAATCTCGCACGTGTCGTAGCCTTCATTTACGTTGAATACATCATGCAGTGAGGAGGTGCGAAAATGTATAAGGTTATTTATGGAGGACATACTTTTGAGAACTTGTCAGAACTGCGGGAAGAGAACTTTCCCAACGTGATAGTAATTACAGTTCCAGGAGCAATCAATGACGTGCCCACATCAGGAACACTCCAGATACTCAAAGATGATCAAATCATCAAAGAAGTGACTATCACTCGTGTGAAGGTAGTGATCGACTACTTGAGCGAAACGACTCACATCTTCTTCAACTACTGAGAATGATGTGGCTGATATTATGCTCATCGGTATTATGCTCGTCGGTATAAAAGAAACAGGAGGTGATCGTATGATCTTCTCAGCTGAAAAACCTGCTGAAATCAGAATTCTCAGAACACAGGACGACCTCAAAAAAGGAACGTGCAAAGTGCGCTATGCATTCCGCTTTGCGATTCAGGAGCCAACGCAGACTGAAATAACCTATTCTGAAGTTCCTTCAGAGATCTCGCTGGGGGAGTGATGTGAATGGCACTCAACAAAACAGATTACGGTCTCATCTACAACGATGACGGTTCTCTCTGTGTGACGATGCGGCGAGTAAGGATTTTTGGTGGTGCAATCGAAATTTACGACGGAAGTACAGCGCCCCCACTATTAATTTCTCAGAATGGGTTTATTGGAGTCTCTGCAGCAACGGGTTATGGATTAATGGTCGGCGGCTCCCATTCGTCATTTCCTTCAAATCCACCAACAGGAGCAATTATTTTAAAGGGTGGCAAATTTTACGGTTATAACGGCTCTTCGTGGGTAGTTTTAGGTTAAAGAGGTGGTTGACGGTGAAATATGGCCCTCATTCGAGGGCTTTTTTCATGCCGAAAGGGGGTCTTAAATGAACGTTGCAACGTATGAGTTCGAAAGCGAGTACGTGGATATCTTACCGCTTGGAGATTTACATCTTGGTTCAGAAGAAAGTATGTTTGACAAAGCAGTAGAATTTGTAGAAAACAATCCAGAAGCCAAAATAATCCTTCTTGGAGACCTTGTTGACAATGCAATTTGGGAAAGTTTGGGCGATGTGTACTCTCAAGTCACAAATCCGCATGGTGCTTTGGAAACGATAGCAAACTTTTTGACTACATTTAAAGATCGCATTCTCGGCGTTGTTGGAGGAAATCACGAAAGGCGGACGTGGAGAAAGGTTGGAGTAGACCCAATAAGCTTATTATGTAGTCAATTGCAGATACCATATGCAGATGATTTATTGGTTTTGGATATTGGGATTAAAGGTAAATCTTCTTTTAGAGGTAGTAAGCGAAGAACTCATTATGCAATTGCCTGCCATCACGGAGGAGCTGGTGGGCGGTTTCCAGAAAAATCGATACGACAGCACAGATATTTTCAGAGTATGGTAAGCAACGTCGATATTTATATTACAGGACACACACACGTGCCACAGGCAAGTATGACTGCGGTATATGAATATGATCCACGAAACAAAAACATAACGATAAGAAACATGCAACATATAACGATACCTGCTTGGACGCAGGAAAAATACGCAAGACAAAAGCTATTACCACCAAGCCCTGCAACAGTGCTAATCCTGCGATTGTACGCATCAAAAGAGAAGAAACACGAAGTGTTTATGAAGTCGAGGCGAGAAGTATGAAAAAGGTTTGGGTCTTTCTAAAAAAATTCTGAATGCGGTAGGAGGGATTGACATGACTGAGCTTGAACAAAAACTCCTCGAGAGAACCGCACGACTCGAGGGAACACTTGAAGAACTCCGGCACGACATTCGTACTCTCGAGCACAAGCTGAACGGCTATTTAGACCGCAGAATCCAGCAAGGCATTCAGGCCTTCGTCGGCAAAACAATCCTGGCATCCCTCATCTCCTCAGGAGCACTTACCGGGTTCCTTGTATGGCTATTTCAGGGGAGGTGATATCGTGAACAAAAAAATCGAGTTCCTGAAAAAGTACGGAAGGCAAGCATACATTGTCGCTCTTGCATTCGACGAATTGAATGCTCCCGCACTTGCACGACTTGCTCTTTCTCAAGCCGCACTCGAGACAGGCTGGGGAAAACACGTAGTAGGAAACAACCTCTTCGGGATCAAAGACCTCTCGTGGTTGGACGAGGATATAACAGCAGTAACAAGAGAGGTTATTAACGGGCACGAAGTTACAATCAGCGACACGTTTCAGGGCTTTCGAGACGTCACGGAATGCTTTGTCGTATACTTCCTGCTTGTATCTCGTACACGGCGCTACCACCGTGCATGGATGATGCGCTTCACTCATGCAAGATACTTCGAGGAACTCCAGAAGGCGGGCTGGGCGACAGATCCTAAATATGCAGAGAAATGTCTCGCAGTCTACGAGTCCCTCCCTGACAACTGGCTCGAGATTGCCCTTGGCCGGTAAAGGGGCAAATTTGTCAAGCATAAGGAGGCGAGCGAATGGTTGTGATCTCTCGCAAGACAGCACGGACAATCCTGGAGGTTCTGCACGGCAAAGAGATCGACGAAGAAACAAAACGTGGCATAATCGACGAACTAATCGACGGAATCCGCGACTCTCTTGAGCTAACCGATGCAGATGTGAGCATTTCTGTTGCAGACGCGAAGGCTCTCATCCAGGACTACACATCACAAGTGCTCGAGGCAATCCAGAGCCAAACGCCCGACGAGTTCTCGTATCGGCAAAAGACGATAATCAAGGAGATCCTCGATGACGTAGAGGATGAACTCCTGACAATTCTCGACTCTTATAGAGAGGAGGAGGATGAGGATGAGTGAGCTTGTCTCTGTAGTTGTGACTATATTAGCCTACACTTTCGTTTTGCTCGTGAAACCCGAGTGGATCATAGGCTGGCTACTCAATCTCCTAAAGAAACGGTTGCCCCTCAAAAGCGCAAACGATACCACCAACGCGCTCGGAATCAAAATGATCGAGATCGGAGCCTCTATGATCGAGGGCATTCCCGACATGAGTGAGACAGTCAACGCAAAGATACAGCAAATCAAGGAAGCAGTAGAGGAGCTGAGGAAAGAGCTTTTTCCACTAAGCTAAAAGACGACTTCAAGCACATGGTAGAAATTGTCCTCAACAAAATTCTCCTCAAGCTCTCGCACGGGCGGTTGACTTATCAGGATGCGGAGAGCGCCGTTTTGCGGTACAAAGCGCTCGAAAGACAAGTGAATGAGACGATACAGCAAATAAATCACCCCGAGGTGAAAAAGAAACTCGCACAGGAGATAATGTACAAGTTCGAAAACGGGGAAAGCTTCACGCTGGAAGAGTGGAACCAATGGCGGAAAGAAGGGTGGGGGAAGGTGTTCGAGGAACTAAAAAGGCGAGGGCGAAAATGAGGCAAACGACGGCAGGCTTTCAACAAAACAAATAAAAAAGGGAGCCACGAGGCTCCCTTAGTTTGTGTTTTTTGTGGAAGTTATTCATAGATTTTGACGTCCTCCCAATCCCCCTCTCTACTCCCTTATTGCTGTTATATCTGTTTGAGTGATCTCAAAATTCCTGATCCATCCCCAGCCGTCATCGTGTCCTCCGATTAGTTTTTGCAACTCGATGAAAAAGGTATACATTTTCGCAACTAAGGTTCCTTGACACTCCCAATCCCCTGAAGGAGATGGGATTCTTAGCAGCTCTTTAGGCTGCCTTCCATGGAGTATTTTTAACTCCATGGCCACAGAGGTGCGGCTTAAACCTCACACCCCTGACGGGTG